CAGCAAATACGATATCAACAGAAAGTGACATACAACATGTAGGAGACACTAATAATAAAATATCTTTTGGAACAGACACTCAAGACTTTCAAACAGGAGGCTCTTCAAGGTTAGATATAAGTGATTCAGGAGTAAGATTAGGAGGTGCAAATTCAAGAGTTACTACGATTCTTGATGAAGATAATATGGCTAGTGATAGTGCTACGTCATTAGCTACTCAACAATCAATTAAAGCTTATGTAGATGCTAATGCTGGAGGTGGTAGTGTTAGTGGTAATACATTTGCAACAGACTTAAAAATAGGTAGAGACGCAGATAACTTAATAGATTTCACAACAGACAATCAAGTTACATTTAGAGTAAGTGCTAATGATGGGGTTGTAATGAAAGCCTCAGGTGAAATAGAAGCAACTAGTTTAGATATATCAGGAGATGTTGATGTAGATGGTACACTTGAAACTGATGCGCTTTCTATAGCTAGTACAACTGTATCTTCTACAGCTGCTGAATTAAATTTAGTAGATGGTTCATCAGCTGGAACAATAGTAAATTCTAAAGCTGTTATATATGGTTCTTCAGGCGAAGTAAATGCTACTACATTACAAATTGGTGGTAATGCGATTACTTCAACGGCAGCAGAATTAAATGTAACAGACGGAGTAACAGCAGGAACAGTAGCGGCAAGCAAAGCAGTTGTAGTAGATAGTAATAAAGATATAGCTAGTTTTAGAAATATTACATTAACAGGAGAATTAGATGCAGGTTCTTTGGATATATCGGGAGACGCAGACATTGATGGAACATTAGAAGCAGATGCTATTACGATTAATGGAACAAGTTTATCAGATACTATTGCTGGAACTACTGTTGCATTAGCAACTCGTGCAACAAATGCAGACCATGTTCTTATTACAGATAATGAAAATACAAATGAAGAAAATCAAATAACATTTATTGAAGGTGCAGGTGGGGGAGGTGCTAATAGAGGTTTAGAAGCTGATGGTGATTTAACATATAATCCAAGTACAGGTACAGTATCGGCTACAGTATTTAAAGGTAATATAGATGCAGTAGATGGAGATTTTGATGGTACTTTAGAAGCCGACGCATTAACAATAGGAGGCACAAACATACTTACTGGGGGTATTGTCACAACATTAGGTGCAATTGGTTCAGATTTTACCTTAGCAGAAGAAATAACATTCGATGCAAGGTTGGGGGTAGTTCAGCTGTCTGCAGCTAATATGAAAACAATAGTTCAAGGAGCAGCATCCAATGTAGACATAGGTGCATTCGAATTAAGAGCACAAACATTTCAATCAGACGTAGCAACAGGAACTGCTCCATTTACGGTAGCTTCAACTACACAAGTAGCTAATTTAAATGCAGCAACAGCAGGAACTGCTGCGGTTGCAACAACAGTTACTATTACAGACAATGAAAACACAGATGAAAATAATGCAATTATTTTCACAGCAGGAGGAGATGTTGATGGAGGTAATATTGGATTAGAATCAGATGGAGATTTAACATATAACCCTTCATCTGGAACCATATCTACAACAAACTTAACAGCAAGTGCAAATTTACATATAGATGGTACAGGCTCTTTTGCTATGGTAACTGCAAGTAGAGTATATGATGACACTTATTATTCATGGGAAGTAAGTGCAAGAGTCGATGCCGATGATGATACAAATTGGCAAGGACCTGCAGCAAAAGGAATTTTAGGTCATGAAGATTGGCAACAAGATTATGGAACAGATTATGATGACGGTACAAATAATCCAGTTCTAAGTAATGCAAGTAGATTATATGTGAATACAGGATGGTGGTTATCACCTGCTGCTAATTTTTCAGCTAGTTTAAAATCAATGGAAATTTGGGTACAACCAAATACAAACGCCCCCTCTGGTCATACATCTGGGCAATATGCTGTTGATACTGGTTTTTCATGTTCTTTATGGTATTCAAAAAATTCAGATTTAATCACAGAAATTAATCAACTTGGATCAAATGCAGGAAATGTTACACAAAGACATGCAGGATCAGTAGACAGTTCACAATTTAAAGATTATACTAGTGATAGACTTTTTAAATATAATAACTATCTTGTGACACAGTCTCTTGATATAGTTTTAGCACCAGGTTCATGGATATATCCAAGATTTAAAAATTTTGGTACAAGTTTAGCCATATATAATATTTACTGGAAAGTTAATTATTGTAAAAAACCAATATAAAATATATACATTATGTCAAATATTAGAACAACAGCAGAAGAATTTGCAGTTTCAGGATCTTTAAAAGATCCTCAGCAAAAACTAACATCAACTAATTTAGATGAAGGATCTCTACAAGAAACTGTAATATTTTTAGCTAAAAAAATAGATGAATTAGTTACTGAAGTAAATACTCTTAAAAATAATCAATAATTAATAATGGCTAATTTTTTTTCTCCAAAAAAATCAGGACAAATTTTATTAAAAGATGGTCCTCCTAAACAATTTGAATTTTCTAAAAGAGATATTGTAATAGATACTAATAAAGGAGACATTTATTTTAAAGATAAAAGAGGTGCCTTAAAAAAAGTATTCTCCCCTGCAGGACCAGGAGAGCCACCTCAGTCTTTACAATTAGGTAATGTATCTTCATCAAGAGTAATATGCACAGAGATAACAGCTTCAGGAGATATTAGTTCAAGTGGAGTTATTATAGCAGCAGAATTCAGATCAGATGGAGGAGATAACATAAGAATGGTAGATAGTCTAAATGTAATAGGTAATATTACAGGTAGTCAAACAGCTTCATTTATAGGAGGAGTTACATCAATATCAACAGGATCTTTTGGAAATGTTAGTACAACTGGATTAAAAGTATCAGGAAAAGTAGAGTCAGATTTAATCCCTAACACAGATGCAACTCATGATTTAGGTAGTTCTACATTAAGATGGAATGATCTTCATATTTTTTCAAGTTCAATAAGATTTTATGATAGTTCAGGAGAAATAGGAGCTATATCCTTTGAAAGAGATAGAGGAGTAAGAATGAAAGTAGGAGCATCAGCGGATGCTGCAGAAACAATAGTGTCAGCTTCAAAAGTAAGAGCAACAGGAAATATAGTATCTAAAGGAGAAATAATAGGACTAACAGGTAGTTTTTCTGTGATAGAAGGTGGCGTTTTTTAAAATCTGCATATATGTATATAAGAATAATAAATATTAATAATCAATTATAATAAAAGTTATGGCTATTCAAAAAACAGAAGCAAAACAATCATTAAAAGAAGCAGCAAAAGCTCAAACAAAAACACAATCTCCTACAAATCCAGTTAAAATGGATCAAGAAGATTTAAATACCCTTCAAGAGTTACAAACACAAACAGATAAATTAGTTTATAGTTTGGGACAATTGTATATAAACAAAGAAAAACTCCAAAAAACCGAAAACGCTTTAAAAACACAACTTAAGGAAATAGAAACAAAAGAAGCTGACTTAGGTAAACAATTATCATCTAAATATGGAGTAGGAACTGTAGATATAAATACGGGAACTTTTACCCCTAGATCATAGTTTTTAAAGTACATCTTATATTTATAAGTGACTAAAACAGTCACTATAATACTTTTGGTTTGTAGTTTTTTTTCATATTTATATACGTAAACAGCAAACAAAGATTATAATTAATATCAAATAAAAATAAGATGGCAGAAAATATAATTTCACCAGGTGTATTTACCAGAGAAAATGACCTTTCGTTCCTACCACAAGGTATAGGACAAATTGGAGCTTGTGTAATAGGACCAACAGTAAAAGGACCAGCATTTGTTCCTACAGTTATCCGTAGAGGATTTGCAGAATATGAAGCAAGATTCGGATCTTATAGTAAAGATACATATGTTCCTTTAACAGTTAGAAACTATCTAAGAAATGCAGGAACAGTAACCGTAGTTAGAATTTTAGGAGGTGGTGGTTACTCAACAATAGCAGGAGGGTTACAAGCAATTATCAATAATGCTGCAGATGATTCTAGTAAGAAAAGAATATTAACAGTATTACATCCTTCTAAAAATGATGATGCTGATAAAACTGGAGCTGCGTTTAACCTAAAAGATTCTTCACTTTTACCAACTACACCAACTTTTGCAAGTACTTTTTGTTTAACATTAAATGGAGATGGATTTGGAGTACCTAAAGTATTATCAGCTTCTATGGATCCTACTTCTGGAAATTATATTACAAGAGCTTTAGGAAAAGATGAAAATAATTCACGTTCAGGTTCAAATGCTTATGCTGATTTAGCTTACCCATATATTAATTTTAGAGAATATCAAACCAACACAACTATAGCTAATGTAGCAATGGTAGATGTTCCAGCAACTACTTTTACAGGTTCAACAAATAGTAGTGGATATGCTGAAGGATATGATCATGCAGCTACTCCTTGGATAACATCAGGGTATACAAATACAGTTTTAAATACGGACCATCCATCAACAGGAATAGTAACTCCTTTATTTAAAGTACATAAAATAGCAGATGGTACTCAAACTAATATGGATTGTAAAATTAGTATTTTAAATTTAAAAGAACCAGGAGATATAGATGGAGAAGAACAATATTCAACATTCTCTTTACAAGTTAGAAAATTTGGAGATACAGATAAATCACCAGGGATATTAGAACAATATAATAATCTTAATTTAAATCCAGATTCTCCTAATTATATTGCACGAGCAATTGGAGACAGATATGGAGAGTGGAATGAAACTCAACAAAAAATAATTATATTTGGTGACTATCCTAATAAATCAAGATACATTAGAATTGAAGTAGACGAAGCTGTAGATAATGGATCTCTTTCTCCAAAATTATCACCAAGAGGTTTCCTAGGTTTACTAGATCCTATTAAACCTTTTATTATAAGTAGTGTTTCACATTCTTTAGTTCCTTATGTAACAAAATCGGAACAAACACTTAATAGTGTATTTAGTAAAAAAGCATATTTAGGATGGGATTTCACAAAAAGAGATAACGATAATTATTTAGCACCTATAGCTTCAGTAACGGATGTTAATGATACTGGTGCTTTCAACGTAGATAGATTCTTTGGTCATGCAAAATCAGGATATATTGGATCATTAAGTGCTTCAGTAGACCAATCACAAGCAGCAGGACCTAATGCTTCTCAAATTAAATTCTCAGTACCTTTCCAAGGTGGATTTGATGGTATGAATCCTGCTATACCAAAAAGAACAGGAGAAAATATCTCAGCAACTAACTTACATGGATTAAATTTAAGTAGTGGACAAGCAGGATTTAACGCTTATGATAAAGCATTAGATATTATGTCAAATCAAGATGAGTATGACATTAACATGTTAGCTTTACCAGGAGTAATGAATAAATACCATTCAGCAGTAACAACAGCAGCTCAAACGTTTGTTGAAGACAGAGCAGATTGTTTTTACATTATGGATTTAGTAGGTCAAGAAGATAAAGTATCAGATGCAGTAAGTGAAGCAGCTGGAATAGATTCAAATTATGCTGGTTCTTATTACCCATGGGTAAAAATATTAGATCCAGCTAGAAATAGACCAACATTTGTTCCTCCATCAGTAATTGTACCTGGAGCAATAGCACAATCAGATAAAATAGCAGCAGAATGGTTTGCACCAGCAGGTTTAAATAGAGGTATTTTAGGAAATGTGATTGAAGCTAGAACAAGATTAAATCAAGCTGAAAGAGATCAATTATATGAAGGAAAAGTAAACCCAATAGCAACATTCCCAAGAACAGGTGTTTGTATATGGGGTCAGAAAACACTTCAAGCAAGACCAACAGCTTTAGATAGAATTAATGTAAGAAGATTATTAATAGAAGTTAAGAAATTTATTGCAAGTTCTTCAAGATATCTAGTATTTGAACAAAATACAGTACAAACAAGAAATAGATTCCTAAATATAGTTAATCCATATTTAGAATCAGTACAACAAAGACAAGGATTATTTGCATTTAGAGTTCAAATGGATGAAAGTAATAATACCCCTGATGAAATAGATAGAAATAGATTAATAGGTGCAATATTTTTACAACCAACTAGAACAGCAGAATTTATAGTACTTGACTTTAACATCCTACCAACAGGAGCTACATTTGATGGTGGTGGTGGAGGAGGTGGCTCAAGCTACTAAAAAAAAGAAAAGTATTATATTTATAACGGAATAAAATAAAATAAAAAGATGGCAATATTAAACACAAACGAAATCATGTTCACTGCATTTGAACCTAAATTACAAAATAGGTTTATAATGTACATAGATGGAATCCCAGCATTTTTAGTGAAAAAAGTAGGAAGACCAAATATTTCATTTAATGATGTAACTCTTGACCACATTAACGTGAAAAGAAAAATTAAAGGAAAAGCAGATTGGCAAGACATTACAGCTGTACTTTATGACCCAGTAACACCTTCAGGTGCTCAAGCAGTAATGGAATGGGTAAGATTGTCACACGAATCAGTTACAGGTAGAGATGGTTATTCTGATTTCTATAAAAAAGACATTAGATTTAACGCTTTAGGTCCTGTAGGTGATGTAGTTGAAGAATGGATTTGTAAAGGTGCTTATTGTAAACAAGCTAATTTTGGAGAAATGGATTGGGCTTCTGACACACCAGTTGAAATTTCCATGACAATTAGAATGGATTATGCTATCTTAAATTACTAATAAAAGTAATATTTATATAAAGAAAAGCGCCTATTTTGGCGCTTTTTTATTTTCTACATATATGTATATCTGAACTAGTTTTAAAAATAAAATAACGTTATGGAAAACAACCAACCAACACAACAAGCTCAATCAAATTATCAATTCCCTACTGAAGAAGTTACATTACCTTCAAAAGGTTTATTGTATCCTGAAGGATCTCCTTTAAAATCAGGAATTATCGAAATGAAATATATGACTGCAAAGGAAGAAGATATTTTAACTAACCAAAACTTAATAAAAAATGGCACAGTAATTGATAAATTATTACAATCACTTATAGTAACAAATATTGATTATAATGAATTATTAATTGGAGATAAAAATGCAATATTAATAGCATCAAGAATTTTAGGTTACGGTCAAGAATATAGTTTTAAATATGCACATCCTATTACAGGTGAGGAAGAAACAGTAACAGTAGATTTAACAGAATCTGATGATAAACTACTAGATGAATCTTTAGTAGTAGACAATAAAAATGAATTTAAATTTACTTTACCCCATTCTAAAATGGATGTTACTTTTAAACTTATAAGTCATGGGGATGAAAGAAAAATAGAACAAGAATTAAAAGGATTAAGAAAAATAAGTAAATTAACATCAGCTGATTTAACTACACGTTTAAAACATATGATATTATCAGTTAACGGAGATTACACAGTAAAATCAGTTAGAGATTTTGTAGATAATGCTTTTTTAGCTAGAGATGCCAGAGCACTAAGAGAATATGCTTCTTCAATTATGCCTGATGCTGATTTAACTTTTGATATAGAATTTAAAGATGGGGCGATCGCGGAGGGCGTGACTATTCCCATTGGGACATCATTTTTTTGGCCTGAGTCAGGAATATAGAAAACAATTTTGGATTCAAATTCATGATTTAGTTTATCATGGTAATGGAGGATTTGTATTTTCGGAAGTATATAATATGCCCATATGGTTAAGAAAATTCAACATAAATAGAATAAATGAATTTTTGAAAAAACAAGATAAAGAAATTTCTCAAAAATCAAATATGGGGGATGATAAAATATTTAAACCGGGAATAAACCCCTCATCAACGTATAATTTTTAAGTAAAGGCATCATAGATGCCTTTTCTTTTTATATTTATTAATGGATAACCTACATTAAAATGGCAGAAGACAAAACATCTAAAGACGATTTAACTTTTGAACAAGCATTGATAAAAATGCTTCAAGAAAGACAAGGGATTCTTTCTGACATAAGAGCAACAAATAGGGATATATCTAATGATATTCAAGATCAATTACAAAATTCTCAACTTACAGCAGCTGAACAGAAAAAAATTGAAAGCATAACTAATAAAATAAATGATGCAAATTCAAGATTAAATGCCTTTCAATTATCCCAATTAGGAAATTCTGTAAAAACAAAAGATGTTAAAAAAGCAATAATAGATGCAGATAAAGCACATGCAATTCTTCTTAGACAAAAAGCATCAGCAGAATCTTTATCGGGAAAAGCTAAAGTAGCAGCATTAAAAGCAATAGAGGGAGAAATAAAACAAAACCAAAAAGTTCAGGGAGAATTAGGTAAGCAACTTTCCATCACTAAACAATTAGAAAATAACAAAATTGCAGATAGTTTCCAAAATGTAGGAAAAACATTATCAAATATACCTGGATTAAGTGTATTTTCTGAATCTTTTGGTTTAGCAGGAGATGCAGCTAAACAAGCTAAAAAAGAAGCAGTGATGTTTGGTGAAGGTATGGGAGAAGCTTCAGATTATACTAAAGCTAATTTAGCTAAATTAGGTAAAGATGCACAAGTTGTAAGTGCAAAAGGAAATCAATTATTTGGAGCTGCTGCTAAAAAAGCCTTAGAAGCAGGAACTGCCCAAATAAAAGGAGTTAATATGACTATGGTAACTGCTAAAGCAGGACTAAAATCACTAGCAGCATCTTTAAAAGCAGCTTTAAGTCCGTTAGCGTTACTACTTATGGCTATAAAATCTGGTTTTGATTTTGATAAAGAAGTTACTGATTTACAAAAAGGATTAGGAATAAGTAGAGAAAACGCTTTAGGTCTAAGACAAAATATATCTCAAATGTCTATGGATCTAGGAGAAGTATCTATTAATAGTAAAGACTTACTAAAAGCCTTTAATGATTTAAATGCACAATTTGGTACTGCTTCAACAGTTTTAAGAGATGATATAGTAGTTGAAAGTGGTAGATTAATGAAACTCACAGGACAATCAGCTGAAAGTGTAGCCAGTTTTGCTAAATTTGCAAATATATCTGGTAAAAATATGAAAACAGTAACTACAGAAGCAAGAGCAGCAGTGGTTGCTGCTGAATCTGAGAGAGGAGTTAGACTAAATATAAATAAAGTTTTAGATGAAGCTGGTAAAATAGGAGGAGTAATATCTGCCCAATTAGCAGGAAATCCTGCTAAAATAGCTAAAGCAGTAGCAGTAGCTAAACAGTTTGGTATGGAACTTGAAAAAGTAGCAGCATCAGGAAGACAATTACTAGATTTTCAATCTAATATAGAAGCAGAATTAGAAGCAGAATTATTATTAGGTAGAGATATTAATTTAGAACAAGCTAGATTAGCAGCTCTTACGGGAGATTATGAAACTTTAATTAAAGAAATCAATAAAAATGTTGGTGATTTTGGTGATTTCACAAAAATGAATGTTTTACAACAAGAAGCATTAGCAAAATCTGTTGGTATGACTGCAGATGAATTATCAAATCAGTTATTAGCTAAAGCAAATTTAGAACAATTAGCTCAAGAAGCAAGAGACGCAGGAGATGAAGATTTAGCAAAACAATTAGAAGCAAGATCTGCACAAGAAAAATTTAATGATACTGTTGCTCAATTAAAACAAATATTTACTGATTTAATAGGAGGCCCATTTGGTGAATTCTTGAGAATGATAGCAGAAACTGTAGGATTTGTTATGGAAATAGTTCAAGGAATAATGTCTGTAGGTACTTATTTTGGAGAAATGTTAGCACCTATAGGAAAAGCTATGGATAGTATGGGAGCATTTGGTAAAGTTTTAAAAGGAGTAGCAAGAATAGGTATAGTAATGGCTGCGTACGCAACATTTACTGCAATATCAACAGCACTAACAGCAACTATTGTTGGGGGTATAGCAGCTCCTATTATAGGTGGTTTAGCAGCAGCAGCAGTTTTAGCAGTAGGTAATGCTGCTTTATCGTCAGCAGACGATGCTATAATTCCAGGAGCAGGAAGTGGTTATGGAAAAAGAGCATTATTAGAGGAAGGATCGATAACATTATTTAATGATAGGGATACAATTATAGCAGGAACTCAACTTAATAAAGCAGATGATATGATAAGTGCTCCTCCAGGAGGAAATACAAATCAACCTGTACCTACTCCTGCACCAATAATTCTTAAAAATGAAGTAGTATATGATTCTCACAATTCTGCAAATTATTATAATGGACCAAGAAGTAGAGAAAAAAGCGAAACAGGAATACATTCCTAATATGTATAATAAATAAAATAAAACAATTATGGGGTTAAAAGATTTAAGATCAAATTTAGATATACACGGAGGTACGACTATACCAGCAGGAGCAGATCCAGCTAGTTTTAATGGTTTACCTAATTCATCACAAGCAACAGGACCTTTAGTAGGGGAACTGGATAATGATTTTGATTATTATAGAGATAGTGGAAATAATGATTCACCATTTGATTCTGCAAGAGGTCAAGGAAATTATCCTAGCAATGATGATCATTTAGTAGCTATGTTAGAAAGAAGATCAGTATCTAGTACAAATACAGATCCTATAGGTCCTCAAGGAGTAGGAAAAACTAATCCAATGACTTATAGTCCTACACCTGGAGGAAATGGACAAGGAACTCTAGATGAAAATATGAATATGCCTAATGGAGTAAATAGTTTAAATAATTCACAATATGGTAATGGTATATTTGGAGATGCGTTAAACCAAGGAAAAACAGTAAATGGTGAAGATTTACATGTAGCTATGTTACAAAATCAATATACTAGTAATATAAATCCAGATGCTAATTATGGGGCAGGTCAACCAGGGTCTACTTATCCTACACTTAATCCTTCTCCATCATCACCAAATACCTTTCAAGACATAAATGGAAATAAAGGACCACAATTTGATGATTTTAGAAACACAGCATATAATATAGGAGAAGAATCAATGAATCCTAATCAATTAGACACAGTATCAGAATTAGGCTTAACAGGAGATTACACAAGTACAGTAAATCCATCTACGGTATATAATAGTAATTGGCCTACACCGGGCAGAATAGCAACAGCTTATGGTCAATTGGATTTAGATGGAGGTACACCTTCTAAATATCAGGATTCGTTACCACAATAAAAATTTAAATAATGGGGTTAAAAACACTCATATCTAACCTCGAGGCGGGGGCATCCATAAGTGACGTAGGTTACCCTAATCATGATACTCCATCAGAATATGCAGGAGCTAATTATGGTAATAGTAAATCTATATTTGATAATCAAGTATTTAGACAAAGATCTTTAGGGTATGGTCCTCAAGGAAGTGATATAGAAGGTGGAGCTTTTTTTAGAGTAAGCGAACCAGAACCTTTTATAACCCAAAATTTACCTGGATTAGAAGAAACTAGAGGATCTGGATTTTTAGGAGCATTAGACACAGTTTCAAATGTAGGAGTAAGAGGAGGATTAATTACAGCAACAACAAGATCAGCAATAGACGCTGCAAGAATTGGAAAATTTTTAATATCTGCTAGAGGTATAGGATTTATTGCCAAAAATGTAGGTTTACAAAGATCAAACCCCAAATTACAAGAAAATGCTCCTGCAATAGGAAGAAATAGAGTATATAATTTAGGAGTAAATACATTAGCCCAAACATTAGTCAATTTTGGAGGATTACATGTTAATAGAGCAGGTCTTTTACCTATTGGACCTAACAATTACTTAGTAGAACAAGGATATAGAGTTGATACTGATAATAAAACTAAATATGAATATAATGTAAGAGGAACAGAAATATACATAGAAGGAGGAACAGGTAACATAACAAATTTAACAGATGTTTATAAAGGAAATAGATTAGCTTCTTTATTTAATAAATTAATAGCTAATGGAGCTGGTGAAGCAGGGTTTAATGATGTTTATAATACAGAACCAGAATTATATGAATTTAGTGGTGGTCCTCATTCAGTTTATGGTATTGGTAAAACAAGATTAAAACGTTATACTTTTTCAAGTAGAGATGCTATAGACAAAATAGACATGATTAGAAAGGATACTTCAACTTATCTTAATTCTAGAAGATTAGGAAAAATGAATGGAAGTAAACCTACAGACGCCCATCATATTGTAGATTTTAGAAAAGTCAAAAATGAAGGAGCAGCTGACATTCAAACAGGTCATACTAATTACGATCAAAAAGTTAATGGAAGAAGAATACAACAACTTTATGGTTATCCTGGAGGATATTTAGTTCAAAAATTTGGAGCAGGAGCTGCAGGAGGTCAAACATTTCCTAATAATCCTCAAAACCCTGATGGTACAATAAATTTAAGATTTAAAAAAGATATTAATGGTTATGAAAAGTTTTTAGTAGATCAAATTAACCATGCTGATATAATAAGACATGAAGGAAGTTTTGATAGTACTGATGTAGCAAAAAATTCTAAAGATTATATAAAATTTAGAATAGAAGCTGTAGACGCAGATAAACCTACACAATCAGACACTATGGTATTTAGAGCATTTTTAGATGCTATGGATGATAGTTACGATTCTCAATGGAATGAATTTAATTATAATGGTAGATCAGAACCATTTTTTACCTTTGGTTCATTTAATAGATCTATAAGTTTTAGTTTTAAAGTAGCTGCTTTTTCAAGAGAAGAAATGAAACCCCTTTACAGAAAATTAAATTTCTTAGTGTCTCAAACAGCAGGAGATTACAGTAAAACTAGGCTAAGAGGTAATTTTTGTAGACTAACTATAGGAGATTATTTTAGTAGAGTTCCTGGATTTTTTACATCTATAAAATTAGCATGGAATACAGATTATCCTTGGGAAATAGCTTTAAACACAAATGGATTAGGACATAATCAAGATGATGATATGAATGAATTACCCCACATTTTAAATGTACAATGTTCTTATCAACCAGTACACGACTTTATACCTAAGAAATCAGTTACAGATTCTCCATTTATACTACCTAATAAATACAGTAAAACTAATATTACTGACGAACAAACGTGGTTAAAAGAAGGGGCTTTTGATCAAATATCAGCAACAGCAGAAGCAGAAAAGAAACAAAAAGAACAAGAAGAAGCAGAAAAGGCAGAAAAATTAAAAGCAGAAAAATTCACAGAAGAAGCACAAAATTGTGAAGCAGATGGTGGAGTATGGACTTGGGTAGATGAAGCTTACCCAGAATTAGGAGGAAGTTGTAAGTCAGGAGATGAAATAATAGATGAACTACAAGAAGCATTTCCTGATGATGATGAACCTCTTGATATAGAAGAAGAAGACGAATTAGAACCATGGGAATTACCAGAGGATGATCCTAATTTTATACCAAATCCTTTAGGTTCTCCACCAACCCTACCAACACCATAATAAGTTAAAAATAAAATATGGCTAATTTATATAAAAATATTAAAATAAAACAAAATCCTCTTACATTAAAAAGAAATTATGTTAATGTAGTCTATCCCGAAATTGAAAAATCAAGTGAAGACTTATATATTATCACAAGTTTTGAGGATAGACTTGACTTACTAGCATTTCAGTATTATGGAGATTCTAACTTATGGTGGGTTATAAACAGAGCAAATCCTGAAGTTACAAGAAGAGATAGTTTTTTCATAAAATTAGGAGAACAAATAAGAATACCTAACCCAAATAATATAGAAAGATATATAATAGAATTTGATGAGATAAATAGAGCAAGATAAAATGGGAATTTTTAAAGAAACATTACCTAAGTTTTTAATAGAACAAATAGGATTACGTCAGCATATTCTCTCAGTAGGGAATAATGGACCTAATCAATCTAGATTAAATTCATCTAAGTTTGGAGATATAAATATAGATCCTGGAGCTTTTTACACAAATACTCTTAATAAAAGTTGTACTATAAGAATGTCATCTATGGTAGATATTACTAGTGATGAGTTATTAGAATTAGATTTAAAAATAGGAAATGTACAATTAGAAAAAGACCTAGTGATGTCAGGATTAGCTGAAAGTTATATGCTTCAAGGAGGAACTCTTTTAATGCCTAAGGGGGCAAAAACACCTGCTAATAGAAGGGGTTTTCCTGGAAAAGGAAGACCTTTAGGAGGAGCTTATGGAGACCCTTTAGCAAGAGCAGATGGAAGTGTAGATTCTTTTGGAGAAAGTTATGGTATAGTACCTATGCCAGGTATTGAATCTGCTAATATTAGAACAAAATCAGCTTATGGTTCTTTAAGAGAAGCAAAAATAGAATTTGTATGTCATAACTTAAGACAACTAGCAGTTATGGAAATACTTTATATGAGACCTGGTTTTCCTGTTCTTTTAGAATGGGGGTGGACTCCCTATGTTGGTAATAATGGTAAAATAAATGGTAGTTTTCCTTATATTTCAGATTTAGATCAATTTTGGGGACGCGGTGGTAAAAAAATCCTTACACAGTCACAAATAACAGATTTAATAATTAGTTATAAAAAAGATTCAGGAGGAAATTATGATGCTGTTTTAGGACTAGTAAAAAATTTCAGCTACACAGCTAGACCTGATGGAGGTTTTAATTGTACTACAGAATTAATGGCTGCAGGTGAAGTAATTAGTAGTATAAAAGGACTTAACACAAAAGTTGTAAGTCAAGAACTAAATGTTTTTGCAACCATGCCTGCAATTTTAGATTTTTTACAAAAAGCTCATGATTTTGTTTATAATTTTGGACAAGATGGATCTGGAGTAAGAGATTCTGACATTAAAAAAAGAAGATACCCTGGACCTGATGAATTATATGATACAGAGGATGATGTAGTATCTACAGGTCAGTTTTTTAATAGAAGTCCTGCATATTGGGAACCTCCAGAATATTATGGAGAAGCTACTATTGAAGCATGGAAAGATAGAAGGGTGACTCAAAATATATCCAGAGCAGATGTTGAAAAAGATTTTAAAGAAAATTATTTA